CCTTCCCCGACCGGGGAGCTAGAGGACCAAGGGGTTTAACCCCCCTGGCGCCAGCCCGTCCTTGCTTTCACAAGGTTAACGAACTTAGCCTCAGGAGCAGGGCCGCCTCTACCAGCAAATTGCTGTACCAGTAGAGCGACTGCGTTAGCGCAATGCTGCCAGGAGGCAGCCTTTGCTAACGGCTTAAACGACGGCAAAGGAACCGTCGGTGCGCTGGAATATGTTCTCGTATACGAGAAATTCTCAGCGTGGCCTCGAGTTGTGGGATAAAACCCATCTGCACCCCAGTTCTTCACGTCGCCCGCGCCGTTCGTGCTCGACACACCCTTCACAGGGTGGTTCTTGCCTTTCACTTTGCGGGACGTACAGTAAGTCCCAGGGTAAATCGAGGAGAGCCCACGGGCTTGTAGATAATTCCCGATTGGTATGAACCAATCGGCTACGAAGCTCCATGGCGTAAGTTCCCATAACACGTTCTCAGGCTGGGTAAGCCCGAGCTCGGCTATGTAAGATGGCCTCTCTTTAATATAGCAGGTCACCTTCAAGGTCTCGTCCTGGTGATAACCAGCGACTGTACCCAAATACTTCCCGAAAGGATCTCCGGGGTACTGTGGATACCACCCAACATACGTTCCCACGTTGTTGGCCCTTGACTTACGTAGAGATGCGGAAACTTTCATCTCTAGCGGTACACTAAAGCGATGAGCGAGGCTCTCACCTAGTGCGTAACTGTCGCTAAGAAGCGGCAGCCACCCGTACTGGAGTTCGATCCAGTTGTTCGCTACGGTTTGAGCATTCGAACCATTGAACTGCTTCATGGTCGAATACGGCCGGAGAGGGTTCCGAGTGGTTCCCTCCAGGAGTGAGCGGGCAGACCCCGCAAGATCACCCCTCCTCAGATGGATCATGGATTTCCGAATCCGGATCGCACTGTTGGCCAGCATGGCAAGGGTTTGTTTGCCCTCACCCAGGAACACAGACGCGTCAAAGTCCGAGCCCCGAAGCTTCTCACGAAGCTTGTTGACGACTTTTATGTCGTCGTTGGAATCCATCAGCGTTTGAGTTATAGCACCGCCGTTAAAGCCGGTGCCTTGCTGTGACGCTGCCGTATTCCCCGCCACGTTTTGGGCATTCCACCCGAACGTGACGCTGACGGCTTCCGATGTCGAGCGCTTCTCCGTTTTAAAGTAATCGTGGTTGTCCAACGACTGCCTATAAGGAGGTGGGCTGTCTCGAAACCGCTGACGAAAAGTGAACCATTTCCCATCACGATAGATTGTGTAGGGTGGTGCTTTTGGTACGCGCTCCCGAGGGGCGCGATCTCCGCCGTTCCAGGACTTGTAACCAATCAGACCAACAAAGCTCTGAGTGTTTATGTTCATCCCAGGAACGTCACTATAATCCACGTTACCGGTAGTCATTTTTGACTCCCATTACGAGAAGGGTTTCCC